ATCAACACCTTCGGCGCCTACGTCGAGACGCGCCTCGCCGCTTGGGGCCGGGAGTTCGCCCTGCACCGCGACTGCGAGTATCTCGGGCACCAGAGCAAGAACATGCTCCAAGTGCTGATCGAGCATCACGGGGAGATGCCGCCGCGGCCGACCGGCTACAAGCCGCTGGAAGTCGACCAAGAGGCGTTTCAGGTCGAGGTCATGATCAGCGAGCTGGGCATCACCCGGGCCAAGGCGGCCAACGTCCTGCGGGCATGGTACGCGGGCCGCGGTCGGGTGCAGGTCGAGCGGCTGGAGACGGCATGCGAGCTGATCGGGCACAAGATCTCCCGCGCGCAGTATCGGGCGCTGCACGACATCGGATTCGCGCACATCGAAGGGCAGTTCATGGCGCTGGCGCGGCCCGCTTGACGTGGCAGCCGTCGGGTGTTGAAATTGCGGCACGCTGGCGGAATTGCCGGTGAATCAATCCCAAGAAGCCCCGCCATCCGGCGGGGCTTTTTCGTTTCTGCAGCCATGGCGCACAAAGCGCCACCCGCTGGCCGGCGAGTGCGGGCCGACTTCACGGACAACCCCGGCAGCCGGGGCGCGGGCCTCCCGCGTCTGCGGACTGGTTTCGACTGCTGTCCCGTATTCCTCTGCAGTCGGCCTAAGTCTCCACCTGCGTGACCCGGCAAACATTCGAGATCGCCCATGGATTACCTCACGCTGGCATTCGCTGTTGTTTCCGGCGCAGCTTCTGGCGGCGTCACTGTCGCCATCTGGGTGCTCAAGGCGCAAAAGCGAATCCACGGCCTGGAGCTTCGGATCCAGCGGCAAGAGGACAAGGCAGTCCAAGAGCCAAGGTTCGAGAAGGAGATGCGCGATCTTCGATCCTTCATCGCCGACCTTTTCCACGAGCTTGAGCAGGACTTGGAGCCCTTCAAGCAGGCCGTCACGATCCTTGCCGATCGCGAGGGCCTGAACGTCACTGACTACAAGCGCGTCAACGCACGGCTCAAGCCGCGTGCCGACTGACCGCCATGAGGACCTTGCCAGCCTGCTGAAAGCGCTGCGGGGCACAAACACAACGACAGTCCAGATCAACGCCGGCGGCGTTGGGGTCTGGCTGTGCACCACTGCGTTGGCCATCGTCTGCGCGCTTGCCATCGTCGGGGCTTTCCTGTCCCGCGAAGAGGCGAGCCGACGCGACGCGGAGATCCGCGAACTGCGGGCCGAGGTCAAAGCGCTGAACGACTACCTCGCGGCGATCTACATGCAGGCGCCGCACTTGCGGCCAAAGGCTGACGAATGACCAGCAAGCGCCCGATCATCATCATCACCCCGCCGCCGGTGAACTCCCGCATTTATGCGAGCGAGCGCCAGGCGAACACCGAGCGCAAGTTCGGCAGCGGCAGCAGCTACTACCTCGCGCACTTGGACGACGGCGGCACCGTTCGCCCGCTGCTGTTCACCGAAGACCAGATCGCCGTTGCGCTTGATCGTGCTGCCAACAATCCCGAGGACGTGGCACCGGCCGCGCGGCTGCCGTTCTCGCTGTGGCTGCGCAAACGCTTGGGCCTGCTGTGAAAGGCACAACGAAAGTCATAGGCGGCGGCGCGGCTGCCGTCATTCTCGGCGCATCCGCTCTGCTTGTGACGCAAGAGGGGCTTGTACTGAGCACCTACGCTGACCCCGTATGGGGCGAGCGTGTGCCCACTGCATGCGTCGGCGAGACCGGTTCGCATATCCGCATGGGCCAAACCTTCACGCGCGAGCAGTGCATGCAGATGCTCGGCCGCCGCGTCGAGCTGTCGTGGTCGCGCATCGAGCGCTGCCTGCATCGGCCGGTGCCGGTCAACGTGGCGGTATCGCTGGTCGATCTTGGATACAACGTCGGCGAGCAAGCCGTCTGCAGCAGCACGATGGTGCGCCAGATCAACAGCGGCGAGCCGCCCGCGGTTTACTGCGAGCAGTTCCGCCGCTGGGTCTTTGTGGGCGGGCGAGACTGCCGCGACCCGAGCAACAACTGCCGAGGCATCGTGACGCGCCGCGAGCACGCGCGCGCTCTGTGCTTGGGTCAAACGCCCGTACCGGGCTAACTGGAGGCCACATGCGCTACCTGATCCCCCTGGCCCTGCTGGCCCTGGCTGGCTGTGCGAGCACGCCGGATGCGAACTACAGCGCCTACATCGAAGCGCACAACCTGATCCCCCTGGCCCTGCTGGCCCTGGCTGGCTGTGCGAGCACGCCGGATGCGAACTACAGCGCCTACATCGAAGCGCACAACCGAGTAGAGCAGCAACGCGCGGTCGCTGAGCAGGCGCTTGCCGACGCCGCGGCCTGCAACGGCGACACTGCCTGCGTGATTTCGGTGAAGGCCATTGCCGGCCTCACCATGCAGGGCGGTGGCAACCGATCTCAGATCGCCCCGCCGCCCCGCAAGGTGCACTGGTCGGAGGCTTTCGCCAACGTCTCAGGCGGATTGCACCCTCTTGGCCAGATCTGGGGAATGGTCGAAGGCGGCCGCAACAATGTCGAAATTGCACGCATCGGCGCAGAGCGAGACGCGCGCAGGGATGAAACCTATGCAGGCATGACCCTTGGCATCGCGAATGCCTTCGCCCTGCAAGCGCCTGGCACTCACGTCGAAGGCGACCTGATCAGCGGCACGCAGACCATCGTCGGCGGTGACCAAGTATCAGGCACGCAGACCATTGCCGGCCGCGACCAGATCGGCGGTGACCAGTATCAAGGCGACTGGCGCACGGGCAACGACACCCGCCGCGACACCATCGGCCGCGACCGCACGGACTACGGCAACGGCAACAGACTGGACTCGCCCGGCCCGTTCGAGTTGAACGACGTTGGCAACCGCGGCAACCGATGCACAGGCATGGACTGTCAGACGGTTAACCCGCCTGATCCTGAGCCGGAAGAGTGAGTGACCTTCACATGCGCAACCTGCACGCACTGGCAGCCCGATCGCTACAAGTGCGGGAGACAGACAAGTGAGCATCCTTGCATTCCTGTCTGGGGATGGGACGGCGCGCGCTGCATGGATCACAGCGGGCGTGCTGGGCTCGACCCTGCTGCTGAGCTTGAGCGCGAACGCATGGCTGCTGCTGAAGCTCGGCGCCGCGCAAGAGAAGGCGGAAGGTGAGATCGCAACCGCAGTGCAGCGCGGCAGGGCAGAAGCCCTGGCCGAGCGCGCTGACCAGCTCGGGCGCCTTGTGAGCATGGCCGAGCTGGATCAGTCGGCACTGTTGCAGGACATGCGAGAGATCGCCGAGCGCGCCCGTGTGGCCCGCGTGGTCTACCGCGACAGGATCAACGCGCTGCCTGCGCCCGAGTGCGCGCCTGGGCAGGAGCGGATGGATGCGGTCAACGCGCTGGTGAGCGGGCGTGAATAGGAGAGGAAATAGGCTAGGAATGGGATTGCTGGCAGTGGGAATCCTTCTCACCGGCTGCAAGCGCGAGGCCATCCGCCCGCCTGACCTCGGCCCCATGGCCGTGAGCTGCACGGCTCAGTGCAAGGCGTCCTGCCTGCCTGCCGAGTGGCCGCAGTGGGAAGGCGACCCCATCGCACCGAGAACATGGGACTCGCTACCAGAGCAAGTCATCGCGCCCCTGCGCGAACTGGCCGAGCAGTGCGATGCGGCCCGAGCGTCATGCCTGCGCTGCATCGAGCGCATGGAAGAGGTCGGCATCGTGTGCGGTGTCACGACGGAGTGCGGGCAGTGAGCGAGTCCAGCGGCTTCGATTCTGTGAAGGCAAGCTGAACGCGGGTCCCTCCAGACCCCCGGCAAGGGCTCCGCGGGGCTCGCGCGCGGAAGTCGGCAGTTTTTCGAACCTCTAAGGCGCCAGATGCACCTTGGAATAAGCTCTTGTTTTTAAAGGATTTCAACAGGGTTTCATCTGAAGTCATGGGAGACGTAGTCAGCGCAGCCAGCCGAACTGCGCTGGTCAGCATTTCCAGAGTCTCCGATGAGCTTGGCCTAGCTCGCGAAACCGTTGCCCGCCGCATCGCGGACTTGGCAATCCAGCCCGCCGGAGAGCGCCAGGGATACCCTGTCTATCGATGGCGAGACGTGGTGTTGCTTCGCGAGGCGGAAGGCTCGGCTCGGGCCTCGGACATCCTGGCGCTGCAGCGGGCGGAAGAATCGAGGGTGGCGACCGCGATCAAACAGCGGCAGCTGGACCTGTTGGAGCGGCGCAGCGTTGACGCTGGCGAGGTCGAGCAGGTCATGGCGGCCGTCGTCAGCGCGGTGGTGCAGACCTACATGACACTGCCCGACCGGATGGAGAAGAAAGCCGGCTTGCTGCCTGAGCATGTGGACCGCCTGTCCAGCATGCTCGACGAAGACCGGGAGGCGCTCTACGCGACCCTCCGGAGCGAAGTCGAAAGGATGAAGCGGGATAGCAGTTCGGATGACTAGCGCCGCAGAAATTGCCGGAGACGTGATCGAGCTGATCAGGCCGCCGCGAAAGACAACCGTCGCCGAGTCCGCCGCCAAGAACCTCAAGATCGTCAACCCGTCCGGGGTCTCTGGAAACTGGAAGGCTGACGAGGCTCCGTACATGGTGGAGCCCATGAACCTGGCGCGTTCGCGCCTGTTCGAAGCTATCGTCTTCATGGGGCCGGCGCGTTCGGGGAAGACGCAAGCGCTGATCGACGGAGTGTTGGCCTACACGATCGTGGATGATCCTGCGCACTGCATGATCGTGCAGACATCGCAGAAGCAGGCGGGTGACTTCAGCAGGACAAGAATCGGCCCATCGATCGAGGGAAGTCCGGAGCTCGCAAAAAGGCTTTCGCCCAGAGCCAACGACAACAACATCGAGCTGAAGATGTTCCGGTCCGGGATGTCTCTTCGCTTCGGCTACCCAAGCTTGGGCGAGCTGAGCGGGAAGGACATCCGGCGGATGCTGATGACGGATGTGGACAACTTCACCGGGGACATGGGCCTTGATGAAGCGTTCAAGCTGGCTCTGAAGCGCACGCAGACCTATATGTCCTCTGGCATCTGCATTGTCGAATCAAGCCCGGCGCGGGACTACGCAGACCCGAAGTGGCGCCCGTCGCATCCTCACGAAGCGCCGCCGGCGGACGGTATCGCGGCACTCTACAACCGCGGAGACAGACGGCTGCTGTACTGGCCGTGCCCGGAGTGCAAAGAGCCGTTTGCTGCGCTTCCGGGGCTTGGCGTGTTCGCGCTCCCGGACTTCGAAGAGCTGAAAGATCGCGTCTTGCACGAAGACCCACTGACGATGGCGGACCGATACGCGAAGGCGTGTTGTCCTAGCTGCGGATGCCAGATCGACGCGAAGTGGAAGGATCGGATGGTTGCTGCTGCGCGCTGGGTAGCGCAGGGGCAAAGGATGTGGCCGGACGGATCTATCACCGGCGAGGCGAAGCGATCGCGCATTGCCAGCTTCTGGCTTGGGGGCGTAGCAGCTGGCTGGCAGTCGTGGTCCTCGTTGATCGAGGGCTATCTGCAAGCGCTGAAGCAGTACGCCACTACCGGCGAGACTAAGCCGCTGAAGTCGGCCGTCAACGTCGACCAGGCCATGCCATTCCTGCCGCCGGCGGCGAACGCCAAGCGGGACGGCCACGAGCTGCAGGGCAGGGCGGAAGAGTCGGCGCAGGGCTTCGTGCCCCGCGGTGTGCGCTTCCTGACGGCGCAGGTGGACGTTCAGGCCGGCAAGCGCGCGGGCTTTGAGGTGCTGGTCACCGGCTGGGGTCCGCAGCGCGAAAAGTGGTGGATCGATCGCTTCCGCCTGCGCACGAGCGAGCGCGAGCAGGACGGCGAGCCGCTGCCGATGGACCCGAGCGCCTACGTCGAGGACTGGCGCCGGCTGATTCCGAAGGTGATCGAGCGCCGGTATCCACTGGCGGACGGCAGCGGGCGGACGATGCCGATCCGCGTGGTGCTTTGCGACTCAGGAGGAAAGGGCGGCAAGGATGGCGACGCGGGTGTGACGGCGCGGGCCTATGAGTTCTGGCGCGAGCTGAAGCGCGCCGGCTTGGGGCATCGCCTCCGGCTGGTCAAGGGCGGCAGCAGCGCCAACGCGCCGCGCGTGCACGAAGCGTACCCGGACACTCGGGCGCGCAAGGATCGGAACAGCGGCAGCGCCGGCGACGTGCCGGTTCTGATGCTGAACACCGACGCGCTCAAGGACGTGCTGGCCGCGGACCTTCGGCGCGAAGAGCCAGGCCCCGGCTATCTGCACGTCCCCGACTGGGCGCCGGCTTCGATGCTGGACGAGCTGACCGCCGAGACGCGCACGGCCAAGGGCTGGGTCGCGATGGGGCGGAAGCACAACGAAACGCTGGACCTCTCCGTCTACGGCGAGGCGGCATGGCTCCACCTTGGCGCCGACAAGATCAACTGGACCGCGCCGCCGGCGTGGGCCAAGTCGCAAGACGAAAACCCGGAAGTCCGCAAGGACGCCGACGAAGCACCGCAACCGCCCCGCGTCATCCGACGCGGCAACCGAACGGCAGGAGTGCAGCTATGACCGACTACCGTTCCCGACTGGCTGCCGTGCAGGCGGCGATCGACGCCGTGCTGGAAGGCGGGCAATCCGTCCGCTATGAGGGCCGCATGATCACCCTCGCCGACCTGGGCGAGCTGCGCGCTCTGGAGCGCGACTACACGGCGCAGGTGGCGGCTCAGGCCAACGCGCGCGCCGGGCGTGGCCGCTCGCGGATCATCTACGCGGTGCCCTACTGATGCGCCTGTCCGAAACCATGCCGGCAAGCTGGGGCGAGTTCCTGGCGCCGGCAGCCAGCTTGAGCCCGCCTGAGCGGCCGGAGACGGCCTACCGCGGCGCGTCGCATGTGCTGCGCTCGATGCAGGCCTACACGCCGCTGCTGGGCAGTGCTGCGAGCGACCTGCCGGCGTGGGAGCAGATGACGCTGCGCGCTCGCTCGCGCGATGCGATGCGGAATCACCCGCTGGCCCGCGCGGCGATGACGCGCAGCCGCACCAACATCGTCGGCACCGGTCTGATGTGCCGGCCTGCTGTGGATGCCGACGTGCTGGGCCTGTCAGCCGATGCCGCCAAGGCGCTGAATCGCAGCCTGCGCCAGCGCTTCCGCGCGTGGGCAGAGTCCCCGCAGTCGTGCGACTGGGAGGCCACCAGCGACTTCTACGGGCTGCAGGGCTTGGCCCTGCTGTCAGCCATGGCATCCGGCGACGTGTTCGCGCTGACGCCGCTGCAGGACCGACCGGGCAACACCAGCGAACTGAAAGTGCAACTGGTCGAGGCCGACCGCGTGAGCAACCCTCGCGACGGCGCCGACACCGAGAACATGATCGACGGCATCGCGATGGATGGCGGCGTGCCGGTGGGCTGCTGGGTGCGAAGCCAGCACCCGGGCGAGGTCCGCACCATGACGCGCATCGCGTCGTGGGAGTTCTACCCGTTCTTTGGCGCCGAGACGGGACGCCGGCGCGTGCTGCACGTCTGGAACGACAAGGAGCGCCCCGGCCAGGTCCGCGGTGCGCCGTACCTCGCGCCGATCCTTGAGCCGCTGGTGCAAATCAGCCGCTATGGTGGCGCGGAGCTGATGGCCGCCGTGCTGTCCGCGATGATGACCTTCTTCATCGAGCGCGACCGCGAGCAGCTGGATGAAAACGGCAACCCGATCCCGTTCGCCGATGACGGCGCTTTCCGCGTCGGCGAGGGCGCCGTGGTGGATCTGGCGCCGGGCGAGAAGGCCAACATGGCCAACCCGTCGCGGCCCAATGCGCAGTTCGACCCGTTCTTCATGGCGGTGACGAAGCAGATCGGCGCCGCGCTGGAGCTTCCGGTCGACGAGCTGCTGCTGCACTACCAGAGCAGCTACAGCGCCGCACGCGCCGCGATGCTGCAGGCCTGGCGCTTCTACACCATGCGCCGGTGGGTTCTGGCGCAGCAGTTCTGCCAGCCGATCTACGCGCTGTGGCTGGATCTCGAAGTCGCAAGCGGCCGGCTGACTCTGCCGGGCTATGCCGACCCGATGCGCCGCATCGCCTACTCGCGCGCGCTTTGGATCGGCCCGAGCCGCGGATCGATGGACGAAGAGAAGGAAGCCCGCGCCGCCAAGACGCGCATCGAGATCGGCGTCAGCAATGAGGCGGTCGAGACGGCGCAGATGACCGGCGAGGACTGGGAAGACGTCTACGAGCAGCGCCTCGAAGAGGTCAATCGCCGCAAGGCAGACGGCACATGGGCGGCACAAGGCCAAGCGCAGCCAGTGGCGCGCGTGGAGCGGCCCGACCCCGAGGACGAAGACGATGACGATTCGAGCGTTTGACGTGGCGGCCGGGCGGCCGTGGATGATCCAACAGGAATCGCTCGAAACGATCCTGCAGGTCGCTGATCGCATGGGCGACCCAGAGGCCGTCTCGATGCGCCTCGGCCGCCCGCTGGACAACACCCGCACCGTGCAGATGCGCGATGGCGTGGCCGTGATCCCGATCACCGGGCCGGTGTTTCGCTACGCCAATCTGTTCACCGAGATCTCCGGCGCCACCGCCACCGGCGTGATCGCCCGCGACTTTCAGGCTGCGATCGAGAATCCCTACGTCCGCGGCGTCGTGCTGGAGATCAACAGCCCGGGCGGCGAGGCGACCGGAATCAATGAACTGGCCGAGGCGATTTACCAGGCGCGCGGCACGAAGCCGATCGTGGCCTATGTCGAGGGCGCCGGCGCAAGCGCGGCCTACTGGCTGGCTTCTGCTGCCGGCGAGATCGTCATGGATCCGACTGCCATCGTCGGATCGATCGGCGTCGTCATGTCCTACACGGACACGCGCGAGCGCGACGAGCGCAACGGCGCGCGGCGTTTGGAGATCGTCAGCAGCCAGAGCCCGAACAAGCGCAGCGACCCGGCGACCGAAGCCGGCCGCGCGCAGGTGCAGTCGATCGTCGACGCGATGGCGGATGTGTTCGTCGGCGCAGTCGCGCGGAACCGCGGCGTCACGGCTGAAACCGTGATCGCCGACTTTGGCGGCGGGGGAGTGCTGGTCGGCGCCTCCGCTGTTGCAGCAGGAATGGCCGACCGCCTCGGTTCTCTTGAGACCGTGATCGCCGAGCTTGCCGGCACTGCAAGCCCTACCACGAGGACAACCACCATGGGCAACAAGTCCACGGTCACGGTCTCCAACACCGATGACCTTCGCCTCGCGCTGGAGGCGGGCTACACCGCCGACCAGATCGAGATCGAGCAGCCCGCTGCTGCTTCCGCCGTCGAAACCATCGACGCCAGCGCAGAGCAGATTGCGGCCGCCAAGGCCGAGGCCACCGCCGCCGAGCGCTCGCGCCTGACCGCCCTGCTGGGCATGCAGGAGGAAGGGTTCGATGCCGAGCTGCAGCAGGCCGTCGCCGACGGCACGCAGCCGGGCGACTTCGCGCTGGCGATGCTGAAGGCGCAGAAGGACCGCGGCGTGACCATGCGCGGCATCCGCGCCGATTCCCCGAAGCCCGCCGCCCACGGCGGAAACACCGATGGCGACCCCGCCAGTTCACTGATCGCCACCGCCGTTGCACTCGGCCTGGCCAAGGAGTAAGACCCCATGAGCGAGTATCAGACCCGCGCCGCCCTCGCCACCGAGGGCGCCTACAACCCTGACCACCTGATCGCCGGCGACATGCCCGTCCGTGCCCGCAAGGTCACCATCGGCACGAGCCAGACCATCGTCCGCGGCCACGTCCTGGGCCAGATCACCAGCGGCGGCAACGTCATCGTGTCGCTGTCCGCGGCGAGCGACGGCAGCCAGACCCCGCGCTTCATTGCGGCCGAGTCGATCACCACCACCGGCGCGACCGCCGAGGCGATCGTCTACGAGTCGGGCGACTTCAACGAGAACGCTCTGACGCTGGGCGCCAGCCACACCGTCGCCACCATCCGCGAGGGCATGCGCGGCCTCGGCATCTTCCTCACCAACGGCGTCGCGCGCTAAGGAGCCCGCACCATGGACATGTTCACCACCGCAACTCTGCAGCGCACCGTCGAGACGCTTATCCGTCCTCAGACCGCGCTGCTTTCTGCCTTCTTCCCCATCGTCGAAACCTCGGATGATGAAACCATCTACTTCGACGTCGAGAACAAGAAGCGCCGCATTGCGCCGTTCGTCTCGCCTCTGCGCGAGGGGCGTTTCGTGTCCGACGAGGGCTATGTCTCGCGCCTGTTCCGCCCGGCCTACATCAAGGACAAGCGCGTTCTGGACCCGAACAAGGCCCTGAAGCGCCGCATGGGCGAAACCATCGGCGGCAACCTCGCGCCGATCAATCGACAGCAGGCCAATCTTGCGCAGGCCTTGGCTGACCAGCTCGACATGCTGGCGCGCCGCAAGGAGGTCATGGCCGCGGAAGTGCTGCGAACCGGCAAGTGCGTCATCTCTGGCGACGGGTACCCGACGGTTGAGGTCGATTTCGGCCGCAACGCCAACCACACGGTTACGCTCACGCTTTCCGCACGCTGGGGCGAATCGGGTGTCAAGCCGCTGGAGAACATCGAGGATTGGACCCTCACCGTTCTGCAGAACTCGGGCGCGACCATCCGCGATGTGATCATGGACGTGGCCGCATGGCGGCTGTTCCGTGCGGATGCGCAGGTCGAGAAGTTCCTGAACACCCGCCCGCTGTCGGCGACCGAAGAGGCCGTTTCGCTGGTTCGCTTCTCCGCGTCGGGCCTGAGCTATCAGGGCGGCATCGGCCAGCTGCGGTTCTGGGTCTACAGTGACTGGTTCGTCAACGACGCCGGCACCGAGGTTCCGATCCTCCCCGCGAACACCGTCCTTCTGGTCAGTGAGGATCTGGACGGCGTGCAGCACCATGGCGCCATCCGCGACGAGGAAGCGGGCCTGCAGCCTCTGGAGTTCTTCTCGAAGTCGTGGACGCAGCACGATCCCTCGGCCCGCATCCTGCTGATGCAGTCGGCGCCGCTGGTTGTGCCGTACCGCGTCAACGCTAGCTTCTGCGCGACGGTGCGCTGATGAAGATCCGCACCCTGACCGCAATTATCTACGAGGCCAACGGCGACATCCTCGCGCCTGGCGTCTACGAGCTTCCCGATGGCGTCGCGCGCGGCCTCACCGCCGCAGGCGTCGCCGAAGCCGTGGAAGAGCCCAAGGCCGAGAAGCCCAAAGGCAAGGACTGACCATCCACGCAGCACCAGGACTCCGGCCCGCCTCGCGCGGGCCGAGTCCTTTCTGGAGCCCCGATGACAAATCCCCGACTGGCCGCGATGGATGCGCGGATCCACCGCGTTGCTGCGCGCTCCGGCCTCGGCGACGTGTGCACGTTCCGCCCGAAGGTGGGCGCGGCTGTGCCTGACGTCCGCTGCTTCGTCCGTCGCGGCGTGCAGTTCGTGAACGATAACGGGCAGGTCACCAGCGACCAGATCGTGGTGGACCTGATCCGCACCGAATCCCTGCCGCGTCCGATCCAAGGCGACCTGATCGACCTCGGCGCGGCTACCTATCGCGTCTCCGGCGCCGTGCAGGCGTCCGACGAATCCCGTTTCTCTGTGCTGGTTGTGCCGCAGGTGAGCGCATGAGCTGTGATCCCGTGTTCGCGCGCGCAGGCGATGCGCTGCCGCTGATCTTGGAGTACCAGATGCCGCCGGCGCAGGGCCAGGCCGCTGACGCGGGCGACCCCGTGCCGCTGAACGGCCTGCAGTCGCGCGCGGAGTTCCGCCGCAAGGACAGCAACGCCGTCCTGCTGACCCTCACCGAAGGCGCCGGCCTGACCACCGCTGGCCCGGAAGGCGCGCACACGATCGCTCTGCTGGCCGATGCGACGCAGACCCTCGCGCTGGCGCCGCCTGGCGGCTCGGCCAAGTGGGACGTGAACCTCGCCATCCGCGTGTTCGATCCGCTCGACGTCGCCGGTACCAGCCGCACGATCGTCGACGCCACTGTCACCGTCCGCGCCCTTGAGGTCAGCAGCCCGTGAGCACTCCCCGCATCATCGTGCAGGCGCAGGAGTTCGTGACTCGCGTGGTCGCGCGCGGCCTCCGCGGAGAGCGCGGCCAAGGCGTCATCCCCGGCGGCTTGCAGGGCCAGATCCTTGGCAAGCGTTCGGATGACGACTACGACACCGAATGGCTGAACCCCGGCGATGCGCCGTCGCTGGTCAACTCCGTGACCGCAACCGCGCCGATCACCAGCACAGGCGGCGTCAACCCGGTTGTCGGGATCACTCCGGCGACGCCGACGCAGCCGGGCAGCATGTCCGCTGGCGACAAGGCGAAGCTCGACAACATCCTGCTGAGCAGCGCGCCGCCTGCAGTGGGGGCTTCCTCGCAGGCCGGCACGTCCGACCGCGCGGCACGACAGGATCACACGCACGCCCATGGCTCGCAGGCTGGCGGCACGCTGCACGCGGTCGCTGTCGGCGGCCCCGGCGGCTCTGCTGGCTTCATGTCGGCAGCCGACAAGAACAAGCTCGACAGCATCGCTGCCGGCGCTCAAGTCAACGTCGGCACCAACCTCGGCATCGGCGGCACTGGCAACGCGCGCACCGTCACCAGCAGCACCGGCGCGTCTGCGACGCTGCCGATCGCCACCACTGCGGCGGCCGGCGTCATGTCGGTGGAGGACAAGGCCAAGCTCGACGGCATCTCGCCGGGCGCTACGGTCTACACCAACGCGCTTGCGCGTGGCCAGGTCGAGGCGATGCTGGTCGCTGGCGCCAACATCACGCTGACCTACTCGGGCATCGGCGCATCGCGCACGGTCACGATCAGCGCCAGCGGCACGGGCGGCGGCGGATCCGGCACAGTCACCAGCGTGCAGGCCTCTGGCGGCAGCACGGGCCTGACCTTCTCCGGCGGCCCCGTCACCACGTCCGGCACGCTGACGCTGAGCGGCACGCTGGGCATCGGCAACGGCGGCACCGGCGCGACCACGGCGGAGGCTGCGCGCGCGGCCCTGGGCGCAGGCACCGGCAACGGAACGGTCACGAGCGTGGCCCTGTCGCTGCCCGGCATCTTCAGCCTGTCGGGATCGCCGGTGACGGCTGCCGGCACGATCACTGCGACGCTCGCCGCGCAGGCGGCCAACGCGGTTTGGGCCGGGCCGACCACGGGCGCCGATGCTGCGCCGACCTTCCGGGCGCTGACCGCGACGGACATTCCCGGCCTGCCGGTGTCGCAGATCCGAAACCTGCAGGAGCAGAGGCTTTTCGGAACCAGCGAGTTCGTCGACTCGCTCGGCAGCGGGCAGACCATCGAGCTGGGCACTGGCTTCGTCTGGGGCGCCGGCACGATCGACCTGAGCGAGAACCTGCTCGGCTGGCACGCGCTGGCACCCAGCAGCAAGCAGGACACAATCACGCCGGGGACTGGTCTGTCATTCTCCGGCGCAACGCTGAACCTTTCGGCGAACCTGCAGGGATGGCACGCCATTGCACCAAGCGCAAAGCAGGACGCTCTCACTGCGGGGTCCGGCATTGACATCACTGCGGGCGTGATTAGCGCCACGGGCGGCGGTGGTCTTACCCACTTCACCGAGTCTGTTAACACCACCGCGCCGAATGCGACGATTCCGGTTGTCCAGTTACTGGCAAACAACGCAGCCACTAACGTTGACGTTGCTGTCAGTTTCAAAGGCACATCCGGGGCATTCCTGCTACAAGTGCCAGACAGCACCACTACGGGTGGCAACAAGCGCGGAGGTCGAGCTAAGGATTTCCAAACATCGAGGTCTGCTGCAACGCAAGTGGCAAGCGGACAAGACTCGGGTATTTTTGCAGGAACAGGCAACACTGCAAGCGAACTCGCTTCTGCCGTTTTTTGTGGGATTAGCAACGTCGCATCTGGCAGTCAAGCTGTCGTATGCGGAGGACAAGGTAATACGGCATCAGGCACTAGTAGTGGCGTTTTGGCCGGAGTTTCTAACACTGCATCTGGAAGTCAGTCAGCAGTAGTCTGCGGGGTTTCTAATCAAGCCACAGCACTGCGAGCGTTTGTCGGCGGCGGATCAACGAACCTAGCCAGCGGCGTCTCATCTTGGATTCCTGGAGGAGCTGAGGCGAATACTCGGGGTTTGTTCACAGCATGGGCATGGTCCGGCGCTCGCCGTTCTTCGCAGGGCGATAACCAAGTCATCGGCATTACCGCGCAAGGCAGCACCACGAACAACACGCCGCTGGTGCTTACCGCCGACCGCGCAGCAGCTTCCGCGACTAACATCCTCGTGATGCCGAACAACTCGTGCTGGGCTGGGACAGTGGAAGTCACTGGCCGTCAGGGCGCTAATGTAGTCTACACACGGATTAGTCTTGTGATGTCTCGTGGATCAAATGCAGCCTCGACCGTAATTAACGTGCAGAACCCAGACTACACTTTCACTGCCGCTGCGCTGGCTGGCGTCGCCATCACGATTTTGGCCGACACGACGCGCGGTGCGCCTGTAGTCCAAGTGACTGGGTTGACGGCCACCACAATAGACTGGTTTGCAATCTTCCACGGCGCACAGATCGTCCGATGATCCTCCCCCTCTCAGAACGCGCCCTGCGCGAGATCGTGTGTCGACTGCGCCGCATCCGCGCGGTCGACGAGTTCCACACGGACGCAGGGCGGCAGGTGTTCCGTGCGCGCCGCTCCCTAGATCAGGTCGAGCTGCCAGCTGTCGTGGTCTGGGCGCAGGCCGAGGACTTCCGCAACGAGCCGAGCGCAAACAAGGCGCTGACGGATCTGCGCGTCGACGTCGAGGGCTATGTGCCGTCGGACGATGAGACGACGGGCGAGGCGATGGAGCTGATCAAGGCTGACATCAAGCGCGCCATCTTCAGCGAGCCGAACGCGCGCCTATCCGACGAGGCCGGCGACATCGGCAGCATGCAGATGGAGTCGACCATCAGCACCGCGCGCCTCGACGGCGGTCAGGCCGAGATCGTGCGCGTCGCCATCCGGGTGAGCTATGCCGAGGGCATCGGCAACCCCTACGGCAAGGAGCCTGCCCATGTCCGCAGTCGCTTTTGAGTTCTCGCGCAACTGGATCAATGCCGGCGTGCAGTACGCCCCCGGCGACCGCATCGATCTGCCGGAGGGACAGGCGATTCGCCTGCGCGACCTCGGCGCCGGCCAGATCGCAGACCCGCCGACGGACCCGGGCGAAAGCCCGGAGCCGAGCCCGAGGCCGCGCAAGCGGCGCTGAGCCGCGAACCACTCCACCCCTGAAAGGCCCGCCATGGCGGGCCTTTCGCATTTCAGAGGACAGCACCATGCCCATCGCCGGCACCAACTTCGCAAACACCTACGTCTTCGGCCGCGGTGAACTCTTCGTCGACCTGTTCGACAACAACGGCAACAAGACGGGCGAGCGCTTCCTAGGCAACTGCCCTGGCTTCTCGCTGAACATCGAGTCGGAGCAGTTCGAGCACTTCTCCAGCACCGGCGGCCTGCGCAAGAAGGACTTGACCGTCACGCTGTCGGTCAACTTCAACGCCGAGATCACCTGCGACGACGTGAGCGCTCAGAACCTCGCGCTCTTCCTCGGCGGCACCGTCTCGACCGTCACGCAGACCGCCACGCCGGTGACCAACGAAGCCATCACCGTCAATCAGGATCGCGAGTATCAGCTCGGCGCGACCAGCGGGAACCCGATGGGCGTGCAGGACGTGACCAGCGTGGTGGTGACCAACGTCGCCGGCACCACGACCTACGTCCTCAACACCGACTATCGTCTCGACGCCGCGAAGGCCCGCATCTACATCATCCGCGGCGGCGCCATCGCCAACGGCACGATCGTGCATGTGGACTACACCCCAACCGCCGGCACGATCACGCGCGTTTCGTCGGGCGGCAGCGGCTCGCAGACCGGCGCCATCCGCTTCATCTCCGACAACGCCGCGGGCCCGAACCGTGACCTCTACATCGCGTCCGCCAGCCTGAGCCCGTCGGGCGAGCTGCCGCTGATCACCGAGGACGAGCTGGCCAGCTTCACGCTGGCGGTTGGCATCAACGAGCGCGACAGCGGCACGCCGCAGATCATCATCGACGGCCGTCGCATCGGCTCCTAAGCCACAAGCCCCGGCGCTGTAGCAAGGCGCCGGGGCCTCTCTCTGCGGAGACTCCATGAGCAAGACCAACAAGCCCGCGGCCATCGTGGTCGGCGGCAACGAATACCCGTTCGGCGCGCTCACCACCGATCGCGCTTTCGCCCTGATGACGCTATGGGAGTGCATCCAGAGCGCCGGCGAGAACAAGCTCGCTCTGGCCAGCAGCAACGCGCTGGCAGCAGCAAGCCGACTGTGCAAGGCCTACGGTCTCGACGCCGGCAGCCTGATGCTGCATGAACTGCTGAGCGCGACCCGGCAGATCATGGAACTGGCCACGATCCAGACCGCGCCGTATCTCGCGGAGAAAGTCGTGCCCGAGATCCAGGCGCTGCAGCAGACCTCGGAGATGATCGTCTCCGCGCTGGCGCACAAGGCCGACTGACCATGCCGACCGTGCTCGACAGCCGCGGACTGCAGCGGCTGGTCGAGCGCGCGCGCGATCTTGGCGAAAAGGGCGAGGTGGCCGTGCAGCGGGCGAAGTCGACCGTTGGCCGGCGCATCAAGCCCGAGGCGCGGCGCAGCCTGCAGGCCGAGTTCAACCTTCCCGCCTTCCGCATCCTCGACGGTCTGCGCTCTCGCGTCACCGCCGATGCGGTCGAGCTGACCGCCAGCGGAAAGGGCGTGAACATCGTGAGCTACGGCGCCCGGTGGAACCCTCGCCGCGACGGCGCCGAAGTGCAGATCCGCAAGGGCGGCAAGCGCGAGGTCAGGCCCGGCGCCTTCATCCGCAACGGCGCGAACGGGAACCGCGTAGGCCTTGAGCGAAAGCGCCAGGGCGGCAGCGAGTACAGCGACGGCCCGCGCGTCGGTCGCTACCCGCTGAAAGGCGTCTACGGCCCGTCTGTGGCGCAGCAGTTGGCGCAGCAAGAAATCGGCGACGAACTGGCCGAACTCGCACAGAACACCCTCTCCTCCGAACTTGACAGGCTCCTGCGCTGATGGCAACTCGCGACGAAACCCTGCGACTGCAATTCGAAGTCGAGGGAATCAGCAACCTGCGCGACCTGCGCACGCAGATTGACCAGCTCGGCGCGCAAGGCCAGGACTCTGCGGCAGAGCTGTCGCAGCTGACCGACGCGCTCGCGAACACAACGGGGCTACAGCAGTCGCTCGCCCGCTTGCGCGAGCTGGGCCAGCAGTACATCGGATTGCAGCAGAGCCTTCGCCAGGCGCAGGCAGCGACGGTGCAGCTCGATGCCGCAAGCAAGTCGTCGGCGGCGAGTCAGGCCGCGCTGCGGGCATCAATCGCCGACCAAGAGCAAGGGCTGCTGCAGCTTGCTGCTGCGGCCAAGAGTGGCGAGCTGAGCGAAGAGCAGCGCCAGCGCGCCAGCGCCGAGGCCCGTGTTGAAATCCAGCGACTCACCGCCGAACTGCGCGAGGCCGAGGCGGCACAGCGCCGCTATGACGCCGAGCTGGAGAAGTCGCGCGGAACCGTCAGCAAGCTGGCCGCGCAACAGGACCGTCTGCGCACACCGATTCAGCAGCTCCGCAGCGAGCTTGAGCAGGCCGGCGTCGCAAGCAAGAGCTACACCGCCGCACAGGCAGAGCTGCAAGCCCGAGCAACGCAGTCCCGCGCGGCGCTCGATGCCTTGGCCGGCAGTGTGTCTCGGCAGGTCACCGCCAACCGCGCGGCGGCCGTCAGCGCTGAGCAGCTGGCAGACGCGAACGAGGCCTTGGGCCGGCGCGGCTTCGGCGACATCACGGCCGAGATCCAGCGCGTTCGCACCGCCTACGAGACGCTGCGCAACAGCGGGACGCTATCGACTCGCGAGCTCGCACAGGCGCAGTCAAGGCTGATCGAGCGCACCCGAGAGCTGCGGTCGGAGTACGGCAGCCTCGGCGCATCGCTGCAGCAGGTGCAGGGCAGCCTGATCGCCGCCGGCGCGAGCCTGTTCGCGGTCACGCGCACGCTGAGCACGGCGGCCACCGCCGCGAGCCAGTTCCAGCGCAGCCTCGCCGCGATCAGCACCATCGCCCCGCAGGCCGATCTGTCGGCGCTTGGCGAGAGCGTGCGCGCACTCACGCGCGAGTTCGGCGGCGACGCCAGCCGCAACGCGGCGGCCCTGTACGAGATCATTGCGGCGGGTGTCAACGACACCACGCAGGCCCTGGAGGTGCTGCGGGTCGCCAACCAGCTCGCTATCGGCGGCCTGGCCAACACCGAAACTGCGGCATCTGGTCTTGTCGCCACGCTGAACGCCTATGGCCTCGCCGCAGAGGACGCCACGCGCGTCAGCGATGCGTTTTTCGTCGCAGCGGCTGCCGGCAACACCACGATTGAAGAGCTGAGCAACAGCATCGGCGGCGTCGCGCCGCTGGCGGCTTCGGTCGGTGTGTCGATCGAGCAGCTTACCGGCGCCGTCGGCGCGCTCACTGCTGGCGGACTCGACACCGGCCAGGCCTTCACGCAGATTCAGAGCGCCATCACCGCCGTGGTCAAGCCCACGGCCGAGGCCAAGCGTGCCGCCGAAGAGCTGGGCATCCAGTTCGATGTCGCGGCGCTCCGCTCGCAGGGCCTGCAGCAGTTCTTGCTTGGGGTGTCGGAGGCCGCACAAGGCAACGAGACCACGCTGGCCACGCTGTTCGGTCGAGTCGAAGGCCTGCAGGGCGTGCTGGCGCTGACCGGCAACCAGGCCGACGCCTTCGCCAAGGCGCTAAGCGACATGGAGCAGGGCGCCGGCCGCACGGCCGAAGCCTTCGCCAAGCTGCAGGAAACGCCAGAACAGGCGTTCGCTCGCTTCCAGGCGGCAGTAGGCGACCTTCGAATCAGCTTCGGGCAGGCTGTCACAGCGCTGACCCCGCTGTTGGAAGGCTTCACCGACATCATCAACCTGTTCAACCAGTTGCCGACCAGCATCCGCGCCGGCATCGCTGGGATCACCGCGCTGGCAGCTGTCATCACCCCGCTGGCCATCGCCATCGCGCAGAGCCGCGCGGCGCTGGTTCTGCTGCTGGGGAGCCTGCGCGCAATCGGCCCGGCCGCTGCTGGTGCTGGTGCTGGCGTTGGCGTGTTCACAACGGCAGCGAACGGTGCGACGGCGGCTACAACGCGGCTGACAGGGTCGATGGCAGCCCTTTCGCGCGCGTTCGCTGTGCTTGGTGCTGCAGCTGTCGGTTTCGAGATCGGCACAGCGCTCAATGAGCCGCTGACCCGATATCGCCTTTCCGTGGATGAGGCAGCGCAGTCAACGGTTCGGCTTGCCGTCGACGTGGAAGCAATCGGGCAGGCCGGCGCGGAAGCTGCATCCAAGTTCGCGAACTTCGGAAGCGTCGCCCTCAAGACCGCCTCTGAGGTGCAGCAACTTGGTGAGCAGCAGCGCGAAGCCTACCGCGCTTCGCTGGAAGGGCTGAACGCATTCCTCCGCGGGCGCGCCGAAGAACTTATAGCGCAGCAGCGCAGCACGAAACTGACGGCCGAGCAGCGCGAGGAGCTGAGCGGCCTGTTTTCCAAGCTTGACGAGGTGCGCCTAGGTTTCGCGAACCTGGACAGCGCAGCGATTGGAGCGGCCGACAGCATCGCGACTGTTGCAACTGCAGCAGATTCGCCTGCGGTGGCCCAGCTGGCGTCGGACCTCCGATCTGCAGCATCTGACAGCAAGGAGCTTGGCGAGGCGCTGTCTGGCGCGTTCGACGGGATCGACTTCGACAACAGCGCGTCGCGCCTTGGCGAAATTGCACTCGCGATCGATCGGGCCGCCAGCAGCAGCGCAGCGGCAGGCGTCGCCATCCGCGACGGCTTGGCCAACGAACTCCAGAACCTTTCGGGCGGTGAACTGCTGCGCTTTCAGCAGGCCGCTCAGTTCGCGTTCGACGCAGCCGGCGAAGGTGCGGGCGCTGCCTCGCAGATCCTCGACGCGACGCTGGCCGAGAGCTATCGCCGGCTGGGCGTCAACGTCGAGGCCGCCGGCGTCAAGATCACGAAGCAGGGCCAGGAGATCATCGGCAGCTTCCGGGCGATTGCCAGCAGCGGAAACGCCTCGGCACAGGCAATCGGCGCAGCCTTCTCGGCCGCCCTGAACAAGGCGCAGACCACCGGCGAGGTGCAGGCCCTTGAGGACGCGCTGCGCTCGGCCTTCGCCGCTGGCAAGGTCAGCGCTGCCCAGCTTGGAGCCGCCCTGTCCGCCGCTGGCGCTCGCGCTGCTGACATCACCAGCGGCGCACTGGAAGCTCAGGGCGCACTTGATGGCCTAGGCGAAGCAGGTCGCCGTGCTGCGCGCGACCTGATCGCCTCACTGCAGGCGGCGCGCGCTGGTCTCGAAAGCGAGGCCGGACAGCTGGCGCTGGCCATCCAGCGCGGGCTGTCAAATGGCGAGCCCGTGGCCGCGCTGCAGCAGCAACTTGCTGGACTCCAGGCCGAGATTGCCGGCACGTCCGGGCGCATCGAAGGACTGACGAGCGAGCTGGGCGGCTTGGGTGAAGCCGGCGAGGATGGCGGCAAGCGCGCCGCGGCCGGCATCAACTCGCTCACGCCGGTGCTCAAAGACGCCGCCCTGCAGGCCAAGGAGACAGCCGCCGCTGTTGACGACATCGGGCAGCAGGGGCAGCAGGCCGGCGAAGAGGTGGAGCTTGGCGTATCCAACGCGCTGCTTGGGCTGATTGATGTCACGCGCAACGCTCGCGAGGAAGTGCAGAAGCTTGGCCCTGCCGCGGTCGAAGCCTTTGACCGCCTGCGCGGCGAGCTCGGCGTGGTCAACACCACGGGCCGCAGCACCGCCGACATCATGCAGCTGATCGCCGACCGCGCCGGCAATGCCGCGCGCGCCGCCGAAGAGCTGAAGCTCCAGATCGGCGACACCGAAGCGCGCGTCAAGCGCACGCGCGAGGAAATGGCGCGCCTCGCCGACGAAACCAGGCAGGCAAGCAGCGAGCTGTCGGACCTGAACCGCCAGCTGCAGGACGAAGCCGACCGCAGGGCCGGCGACGAAGAGGCCATACGACGCCGCCAGTACGAGGACCAGCTTCAGCGCATCGCCGATCTTGAGCGTCAGGGCGGCGCGTCCGCCGCAGCGCAGGCAGCGCAAGCGCGGCAGCTGGCGCGGGCCAACTTCGAGGCCGACCTCGCCGAGATCCGCGCCAAGGAACGCGAGCAGATCGACTCCAACCGGCGCGTGGACGATGACCGCAGGCGGCGCGATGGCGGCGGGTCTGCTGGTGCTGGGCTCGCGCCGACTGCTGCACCCAATGCCCCGGTGGCTGGCGGCTTCGCGCCCGTGATCAACATCACCGGCGTGACCGACCCGGAAGAGAATGCGCGCCTTTTCCTGCGCGCGCTTGAACAACTGCAGCGCCGCGGCGCTACCGGAAGGACTGTCCTCTAACCATGCGCTACCTGCCCAACCGCGACAACCTGGCCCGCACCGGCACCGTGACTGCCACCAACATCGTGCCGAGCACTGCCATCACGCGCACCGACTCCGCACCCAAGGCCGGCGGCGGCGCGGTGTCGCTGGCCGGCGCTTACACCGGTAGCGCGGATGCCGCGATAGACGTAGAGATCCTGGACGCTGGCGGCACCACGCGCCGCGTCAGCGCGCCCGAGTTCGTGGGTGTGGGTAGCGGGCAGATCAGCGGGCTGGCGGCATCCAACAGTGTCGACGCGCAGACGTTCGTGGTGACGCTGGAGAACCTGGGTGTGGAGACGCGCGCCGCGCAGGCGCCGTTTCAGTCGGCCGTGCTGGTTGCCAAGGATGCCGGCATCAGCGGCAACGCTATCACCGTCAGCGTGGACAGCAGCGGTCTGACGAACGCACCGACCGACTTTGCGCTGCAGGAGGAATTGCGCGAGGGCCAGAACGAATACGTGGGCGACCAATGGAACTTTGGCGCCGTGGCGATCAACCCCGACGGCACGATCCCGCAGAACGCGCCGCGCATCCGATTCGGGATAGACCCGCAGGTCTACCGGCCGTTCAAGCGCTACAGTGCCGGCCGCTGGGTCTACAGCTTCACGCCGGCGCCGGTGCGCACCGTGCCCGCTGGCGCGACCATCAAGGCTGTCTCAGGCAGCCGCACCATCACGATCACGGACCAGGTGGACGTGGAGACCTTCACCGGCATCGTGACCCTGTTCGACGCGCTCTCCGCGATCCGCGACGGCTCGGACCTCGTGCGCGTGGACGGCGCCATCGTGGCGGACTTCCGGCCGGGCGGGCAGGGCATTACCGACCTGTCCGTCTACACCCAGAGCTACGCCGCGAGCCGCGAGGCGGACGGCACGGAGTACGTGCGCGACGCTGAGTTCCCCGTGACCGTGGGCCCGGCGGCGCCGACCGAAACCCTGACCATCCGCTGCACCGACGCCAGCGAGTCCGGCCGCGAGCGGTGGACCGTACGCGGGCAGGTGTCGGGCCGGCTGCAGGACGCGATCACGAATGCCATGTACAGCTCGGGCGCCTACGGCTTCACCATCCCGCTGGTTCCGAGCCCGATCATCCCCACGACCAGCTCGATCACCGCGATCCTGGACGCGCAGCGCAGCAACGCCGCCGAGCGCCCGACGCTGTGCGTCGAGGATGCGCTGGTCGGCCGGCTGGCCAAGGCGACCACCTATGAATTCGAGTGGCGCACGCGGCCCGACCCGTGCCCCTGCGAGACCGAAGCCGAAATCGAGGGCGGCCCTGACCCCGACTTGCTGGGGATCGCACTCCCCGAAGGAGCAACCACCATGTCTGAGGCATCGCGGATCATCCGCGTTCAGCGCCTCGCCAACTACGTCGCCGAACACATCCGGAGCAACGCCACGCCGTTTGTCAGCGGTGGCCCTGACGCAGCCTGGGCAAACGCTGTCGCAGCGTTGCTGAGCCGCACGCTCACCCGTGTGAGTGGCGGGACGCCGCAATGGCCCGTGTGGGCGGCAGCGGTGGCTGTGTCTGCCGACAGCGTGCGCGAGCCGACGGCACGCAACGGCTATCGGTATGCGTACAGCGGCGGGACGACGGGGGCGACGGAACCGACGTGGCCAACAGGCGACGGCGCAACCGTGGTCGACGGCACGGGTACGTGGACCAACATCGGCCGGACTGTGTGGGCGATGTGGGATGCCGAGTTCGAGCAGTTCCGCGAGGACGCGGGGCGGATCGCCGGCCGACTGAACTCGACGGGCGAGATCGCCGCGCAGCCTTGGGCCTCGCCCCTGCTTGGCAGCGACACGCTCGGCGCTCTTTGCGTGCCCACGGTCCGCAACGGGCGCTACTATCGCGTGGAGTCGTTCACCGATATCACCCCGGCGCAGGGGTCCACGGAACCGACGTGGCCCACCAACGGCGGCACAGTTGCGGACGGCGATTTCGTCTGGCGCGACAAGGGCGCCTACTGGACTTCCGGCACTGTCTACGCGCAGGGCGCCATTGTTCGCCCGTACAACGGCTTTGCCTACAGGGCCACAACGGGCGGAACCTCTGGCACAAGCGAGCCCGTGTGGCCGCAGGATGTGGGCGTGCCGGTGACGGATGGCACGGTGGTTTGGCAGGCCCTGTTCCGCAATCGCGGAGCGGACGTTGGCAGTTTCGACACGGACCTGCAGCGCTATCAGGCCGCGATGAACAAGGTGCTCGCAGCCGCAGGCATCGATCCAAATTTTGATGACGCCGGGTTGGTCGGCAACCGCATCTGGAGAGATCGCGGCGGGGAGGCATGGTTCGAGTGCACAACACACGACCTTCTTCCCATCCAGCCCGGCTACTACTACCACAGCGCACGGCTCGCTCAGGATGAGACGGGCCGGCGCGTCCCTGTTTCGACGCAGGAATTCGGAATCGGCGTGGCCATCCCCTGCGAGCAGCTGCAGGACGGCGACCGGCTCTCGATCACGATTGACCTGGCCGGCGTGCCGCGGGCGACCTACCAGCAGGGCGATGAGTTCGTCCTGCAGATCAACCGCGCCGAGCCGGTCGCGCTGTCGGGCGGGCAGGACGGCACAGACACGCTCACTTGGAGCGTGATCGGCAGCGTGGCCGGGCGGCTGGACGACTACGCGCTCAGCACCACGGCGCCGGGCGGCTACAGCGACGCGGGGCTCAGCTTCGCCATCGGGCTGGGCGCGGTGCCATTTGCGCTCGGCGACCGCTACACCTTCCGCGTGGAGGCCGCGCGCGCGCAGTGGCGGCTGAACGGCGGCGCGTGGTCTTCGCCGATCAATGCAGCCGGCACCGTCGCGCTCACGGCCGGGCTGTCTGCCGTGTTCAACCCGGGCGTTGCGCCGAGTTGGGTGGCCGGCGACCGCTGGTCATTCCTGGCCGAAGCCATCAACGGCCCGGCCCGCGCGCTGCAGCCGACAGACGACGCACTGAGCTGGACCGGCAGCACGTCGATCACGATCACGCCCGCCGCGGGCGCGGTCGACGGGATGCTGGTTGCCGACCACACCATCCCTGCCGACGCGACCATCACGCTGCAGTCGAGTAACGACGCATTCGCGACTGTCGCCAGCAGCCAGTCGGTTACTTGGGCGAAGCGGCACATCTGGCTGCCCATCACGTCACCGCATACCGCGTACCGGCTGGTCATCAACCGCGGCGGATCGATCCGCTGGCTGTGGTTGGGCGATGCGCTGCAGCCTTCGATCCCGACCGGCCGCCCCGAGCTCGGCGCGCTGGTCCGGCGCTACCAGCTGCCCGGCATCGGCCGGCGGCTGGCCAGCGGCGGCACGGTGCGGCACGAGGCGCTGACGCAGGCTGCGGTGGATGACCTTGTGGACGCCCTCGGCTGGGCCTGCGAACAGGATCGGCGCCTGATTGGGATCCTGATCAGCGACACCGAAGCGGCAATCGTCCGCGTGCCGGATGACCCGATCGAGGTCGAGGACCTGTTCACCCACCAGCCAACCGACATCAATGCGCGCCGGCTGACGGTCTCCGTCGACCTTGAGGCCGCGGCATGACGCCCGTCTGGTTCGTGCTCGAGGGCAACCCTGTGCGCCAGTTCTATGCCGACATCGCCGCTCTGCAGCACATGGACCCGCAGGCCTCGCGCCACGCCATTCTGCAGCGTGTCGGCGCCCTGCGCGCGGACATCGACGGTGAGGATCCGAACATCACCTTGGAGCTGGACAACTCAAGCGGCGAGGCCTCGGCCTTGCTGGCGCGGCGCCCGCCTGTGGGGGCGCGCGCGCGGCTGATGACGCCGGCCGGGCAGGTGTTCTCCGGCATCGTCGCCGAGATCCGGCTCGGCCGCGGCTCGGCCACGGTCACGGTGGAATCATGACCCCGCTCTCCGCGCCCTTGCCGCTGCGCACCACGGCCGTCTGGCCGGGCTTCCGCGAGCCCGTGGCGATCCCGCACCGCTACGGCCAGACCGGCGGCCGCCTGCTGCAGTACAGCGAGGACCGGCGCGTGTTCGTCTGGGCTGACCACGCTGTCGCGGGGATCGACGCAGTGCTGATCGGCGGCCAGGCCGTAGGCAATTGGCAGCACCGCAACGGCACGGACGCCACCGGGCGCGCGGTCGCTTTCGTGGAGTTCACCCAGCCCGTGGAAGAGGGTGCGGACCTGGTGGCGCGCGGTCGCGGCAAGCTGGCCGCGGGTGGCCTGATGGTCAACCCGGCCGATGTGCTGGCCGACATCCTGACCAGCATCGCCGGGCGCCCCGCGATTGACCTGTCGGACTTCCGCGGCGCCTGCGCTGCGGCGGGCCTTGAGGTCGGCGGCAGCCTGGAGCGGCCCGAGACCCTGCGCGCTGTGGTGCGCAGCCTGTGCGCCAGCATCGGCGCAGTGTTCAGCGACGGGCGCGCTTTCCTATGGCCGGACGACGCACCGACCGGCGGCTGGCGCATTGGCGCCGAGGTGGAGATCGACGCGGCCCTGCAGCAGGACGCCCTCGCCAATGACCTGACGCTGCGGTTCGCGGCCGAGGATGGCCAGCCCCGCGCATCGGTCCGCGTCGAGGCCCCCGACAGCGTGGCCGCCTACGGCCGGCGCGAGCGTGTCGAGGATGCGCCGTGGCTGGCCTCGCCCCGCGTCGCCATCGCCGTCGCCAGCCGCGCGCTGCGCCAGCGGGCCCGGCCATCGTGGTCTGTCGGCACCGCAGCAATCGAGCGCGTGCTGCGCATCGGCGATGTCGTGGCGCTGGATCATCCGACCTTGCCGGTGCAGGCATCGGCCGTGGTGCTGGGCCGCGAGCTCGACGCGCAGGACGGCAGCACCCGCGTGCGGTTCGAGTTGCCCGTGGGCGACGTGCCCGCCGTGCGGCTGGTCAGCCAGTCTGCGGCCCTGGACGTGCAGCAGTACGAATCCGTCGTGATCGAGACCATCGGCAGCGAGCGCGTGCTCACCCTGCGCGAGGCTGACGGCCGGCCGATCGTGGGCGCGGCGTGCCGCCTGAATGACAACATCACCCGCCAGACCGACGGCGCCGGCCGCGTGAGCTTCCCGGCCAGCGCCATGCCGCCGGGCGTGCATGTGATCCAGGTGCGCACCGCCGACGGGCGAGAGTTTGCCCAAGAGGTCACGATATGACGCGTCGCTTCCGGCTGCGCCCCATCTCGACATCTGGCGGATTCTCCCAAACCATCATCCTGCCGCCAGCCGTGCGCCCGCCGCGCGAGACCCCGGCCGGCGACTGCGCCGGCGTGGCGGATCCGCCTAGCGGCGTGTCGGTGCGTGGCGTAATTACCGGCGAAGAGATCTGCTGGTCCCTGCTGACGCCCGTGCCCGAGGGCTACACCGCCGAGCCGCCGTACTGCGACCAGAGCGAGAGCCCCGGCAGCTGGGAACTGACCCGGGCCTGCGATGGCGCGGTGTTCGACGTGCCGGTGACCAGCGTCGAGGTGGTGGAGTGATTCGGTTCGCCAGGCCAAAGGCGGAGCGACCCCGGCCGCCAAAGTCCGCGGCGCCGGCCCCAGCCAAGCCGCCATGCGAGCGGTGCCGGAAGCTGCGCGAGGCGGCCAAGCGGTTGATCGGGATTCGATAGGAACAATCAATCGCTGCGGGTGTTGATGTTAACGAGTTAACGTGAGAGTCTATCCCCACGCCAGCAACGGCTGGCACTACGGGAGACGGACATGAGCACCACCTACTACTACGCGGAAGGCATCGGCGGGCGCTGGATCGAGACGGCAGCAAAGACGCTGGCCGGCGCCAAGGCAGCGGCATCGCGCGGCCAGACTTTCCAGGGGACTGATCTGTTTGTCGGTATCAAGGACAACGGCGGCGTTGTTGTCCGTGTCGCTAAGAAGCTGCACCGCGATGCGCTCGACATGAATGCCACCGGCGCATGGCAGGATGTTGAGCCCAGCGGTGACTTCGGATGAGCCCCACAGTCAGCGGGGCCAAGCGCCCCGCCACGCCGTCGGAGCGCGCCGCCGCCAGCAGGGCGCGCAGGCTTGAGCGAGAGCAGGGCCGGCAGGTGGGCGTGATACTGCCTCCGGACGCTGCCGAAGCCCTCGACATCCTGCAGGCCAGCGGCTACGCGCCAAGTGCCACGGCCTGCATAGCGCGGGCGCTGATCGAGGCTCACCGCGGCAGCAAGTAGTCGGCCCAATCCCGCCGGCCGCACGAACGCGAATCGCCAGCGCCAGCGGATCGCCAGCAGCCAGTCACCGGCGGCGATCATCCATCCGTCGCCGCGCCACAGGTCTGCAAACCTTCCATGACGGACCACGCTCACCCCTCCCCTCGCCGCGCGGGCGGCGTCGATGGAGCGCAGGCAATCGCCCCAGCCGCGCGTGTATTCAGTAGTGCCAGTCGGGAGCTTGTCGTCTCCGCGCAGCAGCCCTGAATAGCTGGTTTCGGCACGGTCTATCGCAGCCCGCAGCGCCTCGTTCTCGGCGCGCGACACGTCAAGGGATAGCTTGACTCGGCGGTACGCGTCCTCTGTTGCATCGGCCTTGGCTTTGAGGTTCCCTATATGCGCGCCAATCATGTTCCCAATGTCGTCGGGCCGATCCGGGAACCGCGCGCGGTCTTCGATCAATCGGGCGTTCTCGGCGCGGAGGCGGTCGCGCTCTGCTTCGTTCGCGTCCAGATCGTCGGACAGCAGCTTGTTCTGCGCCTCCAGCTCCGCGACCCGCTCCCGCAGCGGACCCGCCACATGCTCGGCGCACTGGCGGCCGTATTCTGCGATGTTCCGTAGCTCCAAACTCGTAAAATTACGGCCTAGTTCCGGAGAGTGTGGGTTTTTAATCACCGGCAACACCGGCCCCGCGTTGGTGTCAGTCATAGCGAATCCTCGCTGATTACTTCGTCGTCAAGGAGAAGCTCAACAGTCGTGCAGTCTGAGTAAAGCGGCCCGCCATCCACTCCCCCTGTATACTGCGTTGATGCCCTAATGCGAATCCGCAACCGTTCGCGAAGCATCTGAATTATCTGCTCTTCATTCATTCTGGCGCGCTCCATCATCAATGAAATCCCGAAGCGCAGCCTCTCCAGAGAACAACGCTTTTAACAAACGACCATCCCTGATTGCTTCGTCTAGATTAGTGCGCTGGGCGTCCATGTCAGAACGCCAGCCAAGAGCATTTAGCAGGTCGGCAACGCAATGTGTCGTTGGTGAAATCTTGCTCATTCTGGCGCGCTCCCGTAGACCTTGGCGATGGCTGCGCGGCCCTTCTCCTGACGCTCAGTTTCAGCCAGGTTGCACCCATCTTGATGTGGCCAAACGAACGTCTCCAACGCCTCCAAACAATCCAGCGCACCGCATTCGGTGAGAGCGGCGCGGGCTTGGGCGATGAAGCTCTGCGCGTAAAACATCCTTCCTTGCAACTTCGCTTCGTGCTCAGCCATCGCCCGCGCCGCCTTCATCACCATCGGGTGAATGCTGCCGTAGTTTGTCGTGGTCATGCGTGTCTCCTGTTGATTGGTGAGGGGCCGGGTGCGAGTCCGGCATGGCAGTGAGCCTCTCGGGTCTAGGTCTGGCTGCGGCTGCAGGGACGTGGCGCGCCTCCCTGCATCCCACTTCGGCCTGCGGGTCGCCCCCGCGTGCAACACCCTCAGAGAGCCGCCCCGTTCTGCCGACGCACAGCGCTATGCGATCGGCAGGAACACGGGTTTGTTCGGATGTGCCCCCGCTCAGCGCCTCGCGGGGCGGCTCTCTCAATGTGCTGCACCCTCCGGCCTGCGCCCTGGCACCTGCAGGGTTTCGCGCCGGGATCGCCCAGCGCGCCAAGGCGCAGGCCGGAGAGTGCCGCGCCTGGCTAGGGCGCGGCGGCGTGATGCTGTTCGCACGCATGCATTGCAAGTTCCGGCGTCTCGCACACTGCGATAATGTCGGTCCGGGTGAACTCTGTCTTGTGGCCGCCAATCGCATGCGAAAGGTAGCCATAAGAAGCCGCCCAGCCTCTTGAGCATTTGTCTACTACGTAAATCGCGGGGTGACTGTCCGGGCACATGACGGCGTGCGGCTTTTCCGTGCGCGCCGTCCACGCTTCAAGCCGCTTACGCCAGCTCGTCGGCTTTACCTCAATTTTGTTCCAGTTCACAAATGCCTCCGTGGTTAGCTCGTTGCCCGCCGTTCAATGGGGGCCGTGGCCTGTGATGGCTCTACTGAGCCGAACTGTCCCGCATCGCCACTGCGCATTCACCACGGCTCAAACAATAGCAGCGCTACATTCCGAACGCAATAGCAACGCTACAGATTTTCGCCGCGCTCGATCCGCTCGGCCTTCTGCCTGTAGTAGTCCGCGCGCCGCTCGCGCTCAGACTGCGGCCAGAACGGGTCTCGCAGGGCTGTCTCGGCCTGCACGCGGTACAGCTTCGCCATCTCCGCATCCGGCATGCTCAGCTCTTGCTGCTGCACTCTTCGGCCTCCGTCAGATAGCGGATGCGACCGCCGCGGCGGACCTGGCAGATCGTCACCGCGAGCCCGTGCACGTCCGAGAACTGGATCTGCAGCTTCGCGTGCGCACCGTGCCAGCCGAGGACGATCTGGGCGCCGTGTTGGGCCAGCAGCTTGTCGAGGTCTTGCCTCAGGACGGCCGCGCGGAAGGCTGCGTCCATGCTGTCGGCGGTGAGAGGGATGCGCTCAGAATGGGATGTCATCTTCGACCTCGCTCGCGGGCGGTGCGCTCTGTGCTCGCATGCGCTGCATCGTCTCCGCGCGCTGCGCTTGGCGGTCTGGGCGTTCGCTGCGGTCCTGCTGCTGGCCTCCTCCCAGCAGGGTGACATTGCCACTCATCCCAACGTCGAGCTTCATGTAGACGGCGCCGTCCTTGCCGGACTTGGCACCGGCCTCGCCCGAAACGCTAATCACCGTTCCCTTCGTGACGTACTGCGCCAGCGCCTCGCCACGCTTACCCCACACTGCGACGTCGACCCAAAGCGTCTGCTTCTCGCCGTTGCGCCGTTGATCCAAGGCCACGGGGAAGTTCAGGACTGCGGTGTCTCCGCTGGTGCGGCGCAGCTCGGCGTCGCGGCCGACGCGGCCGGCGATGTTCCAGTTGTTCATGCCGCTTCCCTCTGTGTGTATTTGTTGACGATGGCCGAAAGCTCGGCGATGAAATCATTGACCGCGACGGACAGGCCGGCGATGTATTCCTCGTCCCGGTGCACACGCTTGATGAAGATCGGCAGGCCCGGCCAGTAGCTCACGAAGTCGCACCACTGCCGGCCGCTGATCCAGAGCTGCCCCTGCACCTGGGCGACGTGCTTCGGCGGGAGGCGGTCGGCCTCCAGGCACTCGATCTGCAGGTACGGGAGCTTGGTCTTGATCTCCAGCAGGCCATCCGTGCCGATCAGCGCATCCGGGCTCGCGCCGGCCCCGCCGCGCCGCATGAACCCGATCTGCTCGGGATCAACGCCAGCGATCAATGCGTATGCGTCGCGCGCCTCGGGCTCCAGCAGCTTGCCGCGCTCCGTGTGGCGGTTGCCCTCCCACTTGTCGGCAACCTCGCCGGTGATGGCTTCGCCGGCCAGCGTCAGCAGGTACTTGCGGCGCGTCACCGACTCGCCTCCGCCGAGCCCCTTGGCCATGACCGTCGCGAACTTGCTGGCGGTCACGATGTTGCGGCGCGCCTCGAACCATTCAGGCGTGCCCTGCTCGCAGTGGAAGACCTCAAGCGGCGGAAGCATTGACGCCTCCGGGCTTCTTCGCCGATAGAACTTCTTTGCACCTGGCAAACCAGCTTTGCGGGATATCTGAAATGCGCTCGACCTTAGCCCACTCCAAGAACTTCGCGCGGTCGCGTCCGTTCGCTTCGATCAGGTCTTGCAGAACGGCTTTCTGCTGCTCAGTCAGTGTCGCTTCCTGCTGGCCTGAGCCGCGCCCGTCATCTTCCTGCATGTCGCTGGCGGCCAGGCCGAGTGCAGCCATCAGCGTGTAGCGCTGCAGGTAGGTCACGGCGCTGGCGACCTGCTGGATCTGGTTTTTCTTGCCGCTGTCGTCGGGGCGCGACTGCAAGACAGTGCGCTCGCTGTGCCCGAGTTCGTGGGTGACGATGCAGGCGACGGTGATCAGCCCTTCGCTCTGCGTCACGTCCCAGCGGTGCGACAAGCCGTGCTGACCCATGCCGGCGACCGCAGCGTCGACCACATCGGCGAGCGTGGCGTGGCTGAATCGTGCAGCGCCCGGGATGTTCACCTGCTTCGTCTTCATCACGCGCACCGGCTCCGACTTGAACGCGGCCATCGCGGCGACGTAGGCCTTGCGCGCCTCGTTCGTCTCCCAGCGCTCTTGCAGCTGCATCAGCTTTTCGAGCTTGTCCATGTCGGCGCCCTGGCTTACTGCGATCTGCAGCAGATGCGCCGGCGTGGCTGCCGCCGTGGGCAGGTTGGCGGGCTGGTCCCGCATGACTTCAAGCGCGCTCACGCCGCCTCCTTCATGTCGTCCCGGGCCAGCGCGGCGGCCAGCTTGCGCGTGGTGGTGTGCTCGCCTTCGCCCAGCTCAGTGAGCAGGCCGACGGCTTCCTCTGCTGCCTCGCGCAGGGTGGCGCTTGCGATCTCGGCGGCGATGCGTGCCGCTGCGGCTTCGGCGGCCTGCTGGCGTGCGGCTTCGGCCTGGGCTTCCGCTGCCTCGCGGGCGACGCGCTCCGCCTCGCGCTGCCGTTCCAGCTCAGCCCGGCGGGCGTCCTCTTCGGCCTTGCGCTGCGCTTCCTGCGCTGCCCGCTGTGCGGCTTCCGCTTCGGCCTGGGCCTTGGCTGCGGCTTCCTGCTGGGCGCGCAGCTCTGCGCGTTGGCGTTCGACTTCGGCGCGTTCCTTCGCGGCCTCAGCCTCGCGAGCCTCACGCTCGATCCGGTCGCGCTCCGCCTGTTCGGCGCGCAAGCGCTCCAGCTCCGCACGCTCGGCTGCCAGCTTCTCGGCTTCGATGCGCAGGGCCTCGGCGCGGGCGGCTTCTTCCTGCTGGCGCTGGCGCTCCGCTTCTTCGCGCTGCTCGGCTACGGCGATCATCTGCTTTGTGGTCGCGATGGCCTCGGCCTTTGCTGCTACGGCCGCCGGCTGGAACTCGGCGAAGTCCTCGCCGATCACTGTGGCTTCAAGTTCGGCAAGCTCGCTCCGCAGGGCCGCCGACGAAAGCCCGCCGAAGGAAGCGGGCGCCATCCGAATCTCCGCCACCCGCGTCTGGATAGCTTCCACCCGCTTCCGCTCTGCCTCGATCTTCGCCTGACGCTCGGCCTCGCGCGCCGCATCCCATGCGTCCTGCAGGCCCTGAAGCCGGGATTCCTCCGGCTCGATCACGCCGACCAGCTCCTTCTCGGCGGCGATCACCGCTTTCGAGAACGCCTGCGCATCCTCGCGAGCCTCCTTTCCGCGGCGCTGGATCTCCACGCGGGTGTTCTTCAGGTCCATGCGGGCGCGGTGGACCTCCTGGTATCCGGCCGGGTTGGTGATGCTCACCAGCTGAGCCGACTTCTCGGCGAGCTCGGCGAGCCGGCTACGGGTTTCGTTGAATTTCAGCGCGGCCTTCGCGCGTTCGATCGTGGTCAGTTCGCTCACGACTGCCACTCCCGCGCTGTCTCGGGCATCACAACATCGCAGCCCTGCAGCTTCAGCTCCTGCGGCGTTGCGGCGCCACCCCCGGGGAATCTAATCAGCATGCTGTCTCCCTCTTGCGTGTAGACGTACGGATGGCCGTCTACGTGGGCGAACTCTTCTCGGTGCCACGGGATGGTGCGTGTGTTCATGTGCTCTCCTTGCAGCTGGCGCAGCGCCAGCCTTTGTTGACCTTCTGCCCTGCGTATCGGTAGATCTGGCAGCCCTCGCAGTGGGCATAGCCCGTCCTGCGCACTGGCATGTCGAGGTTGACGCCGGGGTTTCTCATTCGTGCCTTCTCGCGGTTCAAGGCGAACGGGGTGTGCGCCCAAGACTCGGCTCGCCCTTTCACCTGATCAGCTCCCGCGGATCGAACATTGCGGACTTCGGCAGGGCGTGCACCGCGCTCGGCACGAAAGGCCAAGCGCCGGGGGTCAGCTGCTGCTCGATCGTGCAGCGTCCGTACAGTGCCGCCCACCGGTTCCTGCGCTGCCACTTCTCCGGCGGCGCCATCGGCGCGACACCGCGCGCAGTGCGCTCGACAAACCCGATGCGCTCGGGGCGGGCTGGCTGCCACAGCAGGGCCAGCGCTAGGGCTGCGAGGGGGATCATGGCGAGGGCGGTCATTCGACCACCTGTCGCGCATGAAGCCACTTGATCGCAGTCTCTACAGTTCGCGGCGTCATAGACTCTCGCCGCATGATGATCGACTTGGCCATTGCATCGCCGTGCACTTCCATCTCTTGTAACACCCAGCTGGGACGGGCTGGCGCAAGCAAGAGAGAGTCACTTGGCGGCTTAGAACCTGGACGAAGCAGGTACGCAAGCGCGTATTCGCCCTGCGCGTTCTTGACTGCGTAGAAGACAGTGGTCATGCAGCCGCGCCCCCGAGCAGATCCCCCTGCGAGGTCGCCATCTGCAGGTTCCGCGCGGCCTGCTCGAAGTAGCTGGTTTTCAGCTCGGCGCCGACGAAGCGCCGGCCCATCTGCAGGCTGACGTAGCCCTCCGACCCGATGCCCATGAAGGGCGACAGCACAACGTCTCCGGGCTTCGTCCAGAGACGGACGCCGCGCCGGATCACTTCGAGCTGCAGCAGGCTGATGTGCCGCTCGTCGTCGTGCTCGCGCGCGCTCCGGAATTGCAGGGTGTCGTTCGGATTGATGTCCATCCAGACCGGGCTGGCGAGGCGCTGCCACTCGTCAACTGGCAGGTCGGCGTGAGCGACGCGATCCTCGACTTCTCCCGGCGTCCGCATCGTGACCAGGTAGTCGGCGATGCCCTGCCGGCTCATGGTGGCGTTGGTGCGAATGGTCTTGTGCAGCAGGCCGAGCGCCTTGGTGCGCTGCATGGCGGTCACGGGGTCTTTCCAGATGCAGACCTCGCTTGCGTAGATGAAGCCGTGGCGCTGAAACGCGCGGATCAGGTCGCCGCGAAAATCCTTGAGCCCGATGTACCCGTCGCGCTCCTTGCTGGTCGGGAGCTGCATGCAGTGAAAGCTGACGTTGTGGCCGGGCTTGATGACGCGCGCCAGCTCGCGCACCAGATGATCGAAATGCGCGAAGAACTCGGCATCATCGCGGCAATTCCCCATGTCGCGCGGGCTATTGCTGTAGGTGTAGAGACTCGCGAACGGCGGGCTGAAGATGCTGTAGTCGACGCTCCGGTCGGGCAGCCCGGAGACCACTTCGACGCAATCGCCATGGAACGCCGCCCAGTTCTCGCCAGACGCTTGGTTGATGACTTCGATCACGCTGCTTCCTCGGTTTTGATCCACGCCGGCAGCGCTGCTTTGCGCTTGGGCAGGTAGGTGTTGGTCATGCGGGTGCTGCCGGTGACGGCTCCCATCACCGCGCCGCGGGTTTCGGCAGAGAGCGCTTCGGCCATAGCCAGCGCATCGGTTTCCTTGCGCTGCAGGTTCGCCACGACTGCGCCCTCCAGGTCGCTGGCGAAGATGTGGACCTCGACCTCGCGCCGCTGTCCGAAGCGCCAGCAGCGGCGGACGGCCTGGTAGTAGGACTCATAGCTATCGGTCACGCCCACGAAAGCCATGCGGGCGCAGTGCTGCCAGTTCAGGCCGAAGCCGGCGATGCTGGGCTTCGTGATCAGCACGCGGATGCGGCCGTGCGCGAAGTCATCAGTCGCTGCTCTTTCAGGTCGGCGTCATCGCTTCCGCGGATCTCGACAGCGCCCGGGGTGGCAGCCTTGAGCGCGTCGCCCTCGGCGTTCAGGTCGCACCAGACGATCCACGGCTGCTGGTCTGCGTTGACCATCGCCGCGCATGCCTCGACCCGCTTAGCCAAGCTGCGCTTGCGGGCGTCTCGGCGCTCGCTCAGCGTGTTGGCCTCAAGGGCAAAGAGCATCCCCGTCTCGCTTGAGTCGTGGCTGTCATCTTTGACCGTGTGCTGGCTGACCCTGAGCGCGGGCAGCTCATACCGGCCGCCGTCGAACCCAAGATCAGACGGATTTCGGACCAGCGCGGCCCAGCTCGCCACCCAACGCCAGAACTGCTCTCGGGCGTGGCCCTTGAGGCGCCATGTCTGCGTCTCGCCGCCGTCGTGGACGAAATACTCGGAAAGCATCTCGACTTGAGTGCAGACGCCGAGGAACTGCGCATGCGTGCCGAGTTCCGTCCAGTCGTTCGGGGCCGGCGTGGCCGTCGCGCACAGCTTGAACGGGGTCTGCGCGAACGCTTCCAGCAGGATCTGCAGCGTCTTGCTGGTGTGGTGCTTGATGACGCTCGACTCATCGAGAACCACCGCACCGAAGCGCGAGGTATCGAAGCGATGCAGGCGGTCATAGTTCGTGATCGTGATGCCCGGCTCGACTTCCGCGCCGTCCTTGCACTGCTTCACGGTGACGCCGATCGCCTGGCCTTCCTCCACGGTCTGAGCTGCGACAGCCAGCGGCGCGAGGATCAGAACGTCATGGCCGGTTGCGGCGTGGACTGCATGAGCCCATGAAAGCTGCATGCGGCTCTTGCCGAGGCCGGTGTCGGCGAAGATGGCGGCACGACCGCGGCCAAGCGCCCAACGCACAAGGCACTCTTGGAAGTCAAACAGGCCGGCAGGCAGCGCAACGCTGAGCGTATCGGCAAGGCCAGTCGGCGGGACTCGCGTCAGCTTGCGCGAGACGAAATCGGCATAGCTCATTCGCTGTCACCCCGCCACCGGCGATAGCATCGCCAGCCAGTCACGGCCACGAAGGGCGCGAAGCACAGCAGGATCAGGGCCAGCAGGAACTCGGCGTTGGTCATGCCGCACCGCCGATGGCGCCACGCGCCAAGGTGCCCTGCTTGCCGAGGACGATGGCCATGCCGGAGCTGCCACCGCGCATCAGCTCGCGTGTCGCTGCGCTGAGATGGCGACGAGCCTGCTGAGCGTCCATGCCATGACGGGCGCAGTGCAGGAGGACAACTTCGCGCGCTGCCTTGGCGGACGCGAAGTCTCGAATGTGGATCACAGACATGCGATGCGCTCCTTGATCACGTGTGCGGAGTAGCCAAGGGCGACGCCCCACAAAAAGAGGCAGACCGAAGCGCGCGCGAGAACGCCACGCGTCACTTCGATGGGGTCGGGTTCGGTGCTCATGGCCAGAACTCCAGGACAAGAACGGCGAGCCAGCAGGCGACGCTGAACAGCTGAAGGCCGATGGCCCAGCGGGCTATGCGGTCGATTCTGCGCTCCAGTTCGTGAGCCGTCATGCCGCAAGCCTCGCTTGCAGGCATGCCGCCGAACCCGGCCTTGATCGCCATCAGGGCCTTGCCGAGCATGTCGGCCGACTTGTAGGCGGGCAGCGTGCGCAGCTTGGCCAGCTCGCGGCGCTGCGCTGTCTCGGCGACGGCTTCCTTGAGCCGCAGGCGAAGCCGCTGCCACTTGATGTTCCGTTCCGCCTCGGTCATGTCGCCGCAGTCGGCGTACATGCCCAGCAACTCGACCGCGTTGCGGCACAGGGCGATGTTGATCTGCTGCGCTTGCTGGTCATGCCAACGTGACCAGCCCGGGTCCATGCAGCTCGGCAGGCTGCGAAGTTCAAGCCGCAGGCGATGCCTGCTGTAGCGCACGGCGTGGGTCCAACTGCGGCGCTTCATGCCAGCACCCCAGCACCAGCCAGCCGCGCGGCAGCGATCACCAGAGCGACCGCCCACATCGCCGCAATCGCGGCCCAGCCGTCGCCGTGCTTGTTGAGGAAGTCAAGCGCGCGGTTCACGCGAGCACCTCGGCATTGATCGCCCGGAAGTCGTCGGCGGTCTTCTCGCTCTCGGCTGCCCACTGATCGCAGCGAGCAGCCTGCCGCATCCAGCGCTCATAGCCAGCACGGTCGCCGAATCCCAGCGCCGCGTCGGCCTTCTTGCGGTCGGATCTCGCTTCGGCGCGGTATCTGGCTGCCTGTGCTTCGGCCTCTGCGACGTGGCGGGCCGTGAATGCTGCGATGTTCATAGTGTCCTCCCTGGCGGCTGGGGTGCCGGCGTGGAGACAAAGTTAGCGGAGCTATCGTCAAAGTCAAGAGCGCTGCTAAAATATTTGGTGAACAAATGTTTCTGTGGGCGGATGGCATGCTGGCAAAACTTGCGAGGGCTCTTGCGTTGTCGTGTTAGCGGTGCTATTCTGTCAACCATGAACACGAACCCCCTAATCAAAGCAGCAGTCGAAGCGATGGGCGGCAAATCGGCACTAGCTTCTGCCCTTGCTGTAACTGCTCCGTTGGTCCACCAGTGGGCAAGCGGCTTGCGCCCTGTCGCTGGGCACCACTGCCCCGCGATCGAGCGGCTGACCGGCGTACGCTGCGAAGAGCTGCGACCTGATCTCCATTGGCTGCGCGACGAATCTGGAGCAGCGACTGGCTATCAGGTTCGAGTTCGCGCCGCATGATCCTCTCCCCCGCTCAAATAGCCGACGCCCGTGACTGGGCAAAGACCCGGCGGGCCTTCGACACCGATGGCCTTGCGCGCGAGCTAGCCGAGAACGGCGTGGACGTCGGCGCGCACAACGAAGCCGGAAAGCTGATTGCCCGATGGGTCGCTGCCGGCGAGGTCAAGACAGCCGGCGGCTCGCGTCAGTCCCGCGCGTACAGGTGGCTCCATGCAAGCGCTGAGTGAGTACGAGCTCCGCCACCTGGCCGTGATGACTAACCGGCTGGCCGCGATGGATGGTCGCGCGCTGTTTGCCGGCATGCAGCAGACGATCGCACTGAAGCGGTTCCGAAGTCTCGACTATCCCCCGATATGGCAGGCGGTGCAGAACCTATGGCGCTACGCCCGCAGCATGCACACGATCCGCGCCGAGCTCGCGCGCCGGGGCCTTTCATGAGCCTGGGCAGCAGCGAGCGCATCACCGCAGCACAGGCCGAGCGCTTTGGCCAGATCAAGGCCGGTCGCTGCGTCGCGTGCTGGCAGCGCGGCATGGTGACCATCGGATGCGATGCGCATCACCTGCTGTCTGGCGGGCGCCGGATCGGGCACGAGGCGAGCGTGGCGCTCTGCCTTTGGCATCACCGCGGCCACCCGCTGCCGGGCGTCACGCCGTCGCAGATGCGGTTTCAGTACGGCCCGAGCTTGATGGACGGCAGCAAGTCGTTCCGCGCCGCCTACGGCACCGACGAAGAGCTGCTGCAGCTGCAGGAACAGATGCTGCGGGGTGAGGCATGACGCGCGCCGAGACCCTGCAGCGCATCGCCGCCGCCCTCGCCCACTGCGAGCGCGAGCACACGCAACAAGAGATCGAAGCCGCGGCCCTGGCGCTGCGGCTGCATGACCGGTGGCCGCCTGTGCAGCAGGAGCTGTTGCACGCGGCCTGAGCGACGCCACCCGCCTCACCCCGGAGTCATGACCGGGGGACAGCCTGACCCTGCAGGTTGGCGGTGTTGGTTTTCAGGGTGACAGGTGAGGTTCATGGCAAACGACTGGATCAAGATGCGCTGCGACCTGCAAACGCATCCGAAGGTTGTCCGCATGGTGTCCGCAACTGGTGCGGACAGATTCCGCGTCATCGGCGGACTGCATGCGGCGTGGAGCGTTTTTGATGTGCACTGCACCGACGGAAAGCTGACCGGCTACACGCCGGAGCTGCTCGACCAGATCATCGGCTGGCCTGGCCTTTCTGGCGCGATGCTTTCCGTCGGCTGGCTTGGCTTCGACGGCGAAGCCCTTGTAATGCCTGAGTTTTCTGAGCACAACGGTAAGGGTGCGAAGCGCCGCGCCGAGGACACGAAGGGCAAGCGCGAGCGCAGGGAGTCCGCAAAGTCTCCGCAGGAAGTCCGCGACATGTCCGCAAAAGATGCGGACAAATTGCGGAGCAGAGAAGAGAAGAGAAGAGAAGAAGAAGATCAAGAGCTATGTCCGAAAGCTGCGCCTTCGGACCAGCCCGCGGACGAAATCGCCAAGGCCAAGGCCGAGCGCGCCGAACGGCTGGCGGCTGTCACCGAGGACGCGATCGAGACCTTCAACGCCGCGCCCTTCACGGTGGCTCATGGCGGCAGGGTGCCGAACGTCTCGGCAGTCAACCGCGAGAAGCGCAGGCAGCAGGTCGGGCGGTCGATCCGCGTCGTGCGCGAAATCTGCGCCGCCGAGTTCGGCAGCCCGGCGATCACCCGCGAGTTCTGGACCGCGTACTGGCAGATCGTCAACTGCGATCCCTTCGCGTCCGGGCGGCAGGCCGGCAGCGGCGCGCACTTGAACTGGGCGCCGAGCTTCGAGTACCTGACTCGACCCGACACGATCACCGCGATCTACGAGCGCGCGGAGGCCGCGGCATGAGCAGCCTGACAGCCGAGCGTGAGGTTGTGGGCGCCTGCATTACGTCGCGGGAACGCCTTGAGCAGGTGCGCGGGTGGCTGTTGCCTGAGCATTTCGAAGACAAGTGGCTTGGCGCGCTGTATGGGCACGCCCTCAGCTTGAAGCCTGAGCAGATCGATCCGGTGACCATAGCGGAGACGGCCGCGGCCGTTGGAATCGATCCGTCTGATGTGATCGAGCTATCCGCGGGGGCCTACTTCTTCGGATCCACGGCTTGCCATGCCGAGCTGATTGTCGCTGCAGCGAAATGCCGTGGCCTGCGCGAAATCGGCCAGCAGCTGGGAGATATTGCCTACTCGCAAGGCGCCGAAGCGGCTGCGACCTGGGCGCAAGGAAAGATCAACGCTGTCTGCGCGTCGTCTTCAAGGGCCGGGCCTGTCTCGGCGAAGGAAGGCTTGCGCGAATGGCATCGGGAGTTCATGCAGCGTGCATCTGCCGGCCTGGAAGTGACCGGGCTTGTCACGCCATGGGCGGAAGTCAACGCCATCACCAAGGGGCTGCAGCCGGGTCGGTTCTATGTGATTGCTGGCCGGCCCGGCATGGGCAAGAGCGTCTTCGGCGAGAACCTCACCACGTTCAACGGACTGCAAGGCGGGCATCCGCTTGTCTTTTCCCTTGAAATGAGCCGCGCTGAATGGTGGCAGCGCGCGATTGCTCAGCTTGGCCGCGTCGATCACGAGTACCTGCAGTCGCCGGCCGGCGTCTTTGAAGATGCAGATTTGTACGCCGATCGCGTCGCTGCCGTGGTGCCCAGATTGACGGAAACGGCGGTCGAGATTGACGAAGAGCCGAGCCTCACCCTGCAGCAGATCGAGGCCAGAGCCGAGAGAGCCCACATGCGAAGGGCTCTTAGCATGGTGGTTGTCGATCACATCCACATCATGGGTCGGCCGCGAAAAAACGACGTGAGCGAGCTGGGCGAGATCAGTGCCGGACTCAAGCGCTTGGCGAAGCGGCTACAGGTCCCCGTGGTCGGCCTGGCGCAGCTGAATCGCGCGAACACCGACAGAACCAACAAGCGACCGACGATGGCCGACCTGAGAGGGTCCGGTGACATTGAGCAGGACGCCGATGTGATCCTGCTGGCGCACCGCGAGGACTACTACCGGCAGCAGGGCGAGCCGCGAGATCACTTGCTTGAGCTGATCGTTGCCAAGCAGCGCGGTGGCAAGTCTGGAATGACGATCAATCTGCGCGAGCGTTTCGACCAGATGCGCGCCGATGACTGGGACGGGATGTTGCCTGAGCGCGAGGCGCCCAAGGTCGGCGGCAAGAAGCTGGCGAGGGCCGCCTGATGGCCGAGTTCATCCTCCACAAGGACGCCGGCCGGGCCCTGGTGCTCGCCAACGCGGTCGCCTTCCTGCAGGGCTTGTCCGACACGAAGGCTTGGCGAATCGAGGTCAAGCAGTACCGCCGACCCCGGTCCTGCGCCGCCAATGCGTATTACTTCGGCTGCGTGCTGCCGACCATCGTCCGCGAGCTCGGGCACACGTCCGAGGACTGGCACGAGTACCTGTGCGGCGAGTTCTTCGGCTGGCGGCAGATCGACATGGGCGCGCGCCAGATCAGTCGCCCGATCCGAACCACAACCGCGGACGAAGGCGGCCGGCGCGATGTGCTGGACACTGCACGGTTCTGGCAGTTCGCCGACTTCGCGATCCGACAGGCAGCAGCAGCCGGGGTGTACGTGCCCGGCCCCAACGAAATGACCGGAGACAACCGATGAGACTGGACCCGCTGAGGGTGTGGAAGATCGAAGGCAAGGACTACACGGAGCGACGCATCGCTTGCCGGCTTGGCCTTGGCATGGATGCCGCGCGCCGGAGGATCGCTGCGGTGCTTGCGACTGGCGCCGGCCTGACATGGGCAGCGTTGCGGTCGGTGCGGTACTTCATGCGGGGTGCGGCATGAAGGCCATGAAGGAGCAAGACCGCGCGCGCCTGCGACGCATGGCAAGCATGTTGGCGCAGGACAACGCGCGCCGCGTCAGCCTAGCCGAAGCAATCTGCCGCGAGGCCGCCGAGGGGCACATCACCCGCCGCGAGTGCCTGGCGCTGATCAAGCCCACGGCAAACACCGTCGAGCGCAAGGCCTTTGCCGACGCGATGAGCCGGCTGATTCAGCAGGGCAAGGTCCGCGAGCGCCCGATGATCCCGCCTGCTGGCCGGGCCGTCAGGGTCGAGCCTGTCATGGTGCTGGAGGTGGTGCCGTGAGCGCCCGCGAAGCCGCGCTCGCAGCGCTCGCCGAAGGCCGGGCGCTCACCGCGATCCGACTGTCTGCGCTCACCGGGCGCGGCGAACGCTACTGCAGCAACGTCCTCGGGCGCCTGCACGCCGAAGGTCTGACAGACCGCGAGCCGTACCGGAGTGGAAAGGGCGGATGCCCAGCGTGGGAACACCGCAGCCCCAAGCACCCTAAACCCAAACCCTGCTGCCCTCACTGTGGAGGTGAGCTTTGAGCAAGATCCCGAGTGACACAGTACAGGCCGCCCAGCGCCTGCTGGCAGAGCGCGAGCGCGTCGGCTTGGCGAAGTACGGAACCACGGTCGACCGCACCGACCTGCAGGCCGGCGACTGGCTGCAGCATGCAATCGAAGAGGCATCCGACCTGCTGCTGTATCTGATCAGGCTACGGGAGCGGATCATGCGGGAGAAGGAAGACGCCGACCGCGCCGCCTACCTCGCTCGCTGGGCCAATGCGCCGGCTGAGGCGACGCATCTGGTGCAGGACGACGATGGCTTTTGTCGATGGTCTGCTGGCTACCCGGAGCCAGTGGCAGGCGGTTGGATCGTGAATCTGCCTTTCTTGGCGAACACTGGCTGGGCATCGGCCGGACAAAACCTCCTCGGCCGCGTCGCCTGCGAGCCGCGCCCGGAGGTGCAACCGTGAGCGGGCACACGGAGGGTCCATGGGCGCTGTCCTACGACACGGGCAGCACGCGCGACGTTGTCTCCGCGGACGGCACGCCGATTTGCACAATCCGGCAGGCGTGGGTAACGCGCGAGCAGTACCGGGCGAATGGGCATCTTGTCGTGGCGGCGCCGGCTCTGCTCAAAGCCTGCAAGCGCCTCGCCTGGGTGCTCCAGAACGGCGGCGATGAATCCGAGTTCAACGCAGCAATCCGGCTGTACAACGAGGCAATGGCGATTGTTGACGGCGAGTGCGAAAAGCTTGGCGAGCCGCGCCCTGGGGCGGAGGGGGAGCGGTGAGCGGCGCGCACTACTACAACGAATGGGACGCCTACGCATCGCAGTGGCTGCGAAACCTGATCGCGGCCGGGCATCTGCCGGCCGGCGAGGTAGACGAAAGGAGCATCACCGATGTTGCAGCAGATGACCTTACCGGGTTTCGACAGTGCCACTTCTTCGCCGGCATCGGAGGCTGGGCGCTCGCTGCCCGGCTCGCCGGCTGGCCCGAAGAGCGCGAGCTGTGGACCGGATCGTGCCCGTGCCAGCCGTTCAGCGTCGCTGGTAAAGGCGCAGGACACGCTGATGACCGGCATCTGTGGCCCCACCAGCTTCGCCTGCTACGTGCCAGGCGGCCCGCTGTCTGGATGGGAGAGCAGGTTGCGGCAGCGGTTGGCAAGGATTGGCTCGACGGAGTGCTCGCTGACCTGGAAGGCATCGACTACGCCGGCCGGGCGGCCGTTATCCCGGCTTGTGCCGTCGATGGGCCGCACCGTCGAGATCGTCTCTGGATCGTCGCCGAGCGAGATGGCGCTGTGGGTGACGGCCAGCGCCCGCGACTGGAAGGACACGCCGGGCATAGCCACGCAGCGCGAGGACGGTCGCAGTCGTGTGGATCAGTTGCCGAGGCAGGTGGCGGCGGCGCTGTGGGCCACGCCGACCAGCTTGGCGCCAGCGAAGAACGGCAACAACGAGGCTGGCAACTCGGCGGGGCTGGTGTCGATTCGGGCGCATGCGTTGGCGGCGCTGTGGGCGACGCCGACAGTAGCCCAGCCGGGCGGATCGCCGGAGGCTTTCTTGGCACGCAAGGCTGCGCTGAACGGAGCCTGCGGTGTCAGCCTGACGGATCTGCGGATGCAGGCGCAGGTCGCCTGCTGGCCGACGCCGACGGCATCGCTTGCGGACAAGGGAGTGCGCTCGACAGAGGGCGCGATACGCGAGGCGGCGCGCTCGCACGGTCCGGACTTGGCAGCGGTGACGGCGGCAGTGCCTGGGCTGGCGCCGGCTGGATCATCGGCCACGACGGAAAAGCCCGGCGCGTTGAACCCGGCATTCGTCTGCTGGCTCATGGGGTTCCCGCCCGAGTGGGACGCCTGCGCGCCTACGGAAACGCAATCGTCCCGCAGGTCGCGGCAGAAGTGATTGCGGCCTACATGGAGTGCAGGCCGTGAGCATCTACAGCCAGCCGATCCAGTACCCAACGCAGCCCGAGAACGCCATGCGCGCGCGGGCAGGGGAAAGGCCGCTGTGCTTCGACAGGCCGGACTTTCCGTCCGGCCCGATCGAGCACGCGCGGAATTGCCGCAGCGTGACGGATTGGCTCTTGTCGAATCCGCCGCGGCGACCGCCGTGCGACTGCGGGGCCAAGCCACAGCTCCGCGCGATGTCGAGCGACTGCAAAGCTTGGGCGGTGCATCCAAACGAAGACCCCGCTACCGAGTCGATCCCCGGCCGCGAGGGCTGGCGGTGCTGGGGCTGCCGGCACATCCCACAAGGCCCGCGCGTGATCGAGCGCGCCAAGCAAGCGGAGGCCGCATGAGCGAATACATCCAGTCTGCGATTCTGGTCATGTTCTACAACTTAGCGCTGCTCGCGGGGTGCGCGTACTTGGTGGTCTCGCACGGGTGGTCAGCTTGGTGGTTTGTCTTGGCCTACTTCCTCCGCGCTGGGCTTGATGACGGCGACAAGGCCAAGAAACGGGAGGAAGCATGATCCTCGCAATTGACCCCGGCCCGACTGAGTGCGGATGGGCCGTCCTGTCCGGTCGTGTCGTGATGCAGTCGGGCGTCTGCGACCTGCAAACGATGCTGGCCATGATCCGCGGCGCTTGCCAGCAGACACCGCAGCCGACGGTCGCCATCGAGATGATCGCGAGCTACGGTCGCCCGGTTGGCGCGGAGGTGTTCGAGACCTGCGTGAACATCGGCCGCATGGTCGAGGCCTGCGCCGAGCGCGGAGTCTCGGCGGTGCTGGTGACTCGGCTGGCGGTCAAGCAGCACGTCTGCAACAGCGGCGCGGCAAAAGACCCCCACATCCGGCAAGCCCTGATTGACCTGCTGGGGCCGCCGGGCACGAAAGCGGCGCCCGGCCCGACCTACGGCGTCAAGTCGCACGCATGGCCCGCGCTGGCCGTCGCTGTGACCGTCGCAGGCCTGCAGCCGGAGGGAATCACCCGTGCAGCCTGACAAGCAGCAGCACAAGCAGCAGCACAAGCAGTGCCCATTCTGCGGCGCACACGGTCTTTTTGTTCTGCAGGAGCCGCGATGGGGATCTGTCCAGTGCAGTGATTGCGAGGCGCGCGGCCCAGAGGTCCGGGTTCAAACGTGCCGGGCGATCCAGTATCCCGGCCGGCCGCCTATCAACCCCGACAACACCGGCCCCGAAGAGTGGGCAGCCGACGCCGAGGCTCGCGCTTGGGCGGCATGGAATAAGCGACATGAAGCCTGACCAGCCCGATCTATTCGCCCCCAAGCCGCAGCCCGTCGAGCCTCGCCTCGGTGACTGCTTCCTCTGCTGCGGCGAGCGCATGTGCGACCACCCCGAACTCTGCTACCCGCCCCAACTGCCCGAGGAACGCCGCCTATGACCGCAATCAACACCTTCGGCGCCTACGTCGAGACGCGCCTCGCCGCTTGGGGCCGGGAGTTCGCCCTGCACCGCGACTGCGAGTATCTCGGGCACCAGAGCAAGAACATGCTCCAAGTGCTGATCGAGCATC